ATAAAGGCAAAACATTTTCAAGAGGTGGTGATATGGCTACAAAGATGGACCCCAAAATGATGGCAATGATGATGGCTAAAAAACGTGGTGCTATGGCTCCCGCAGCCCCAGCCCCCGCCGCAGCCCCAGCCCCAGCCCCCGGTGGCATGATGGGCATGAAAAAAGGCGGGATGCCTATGAAAATGAAAGATGGTAAAAAAGTGCCTATCTTCATGAAAAAGGGCGGTATGGGTATGGCTAAAGGCGGCGGCATCGAGTCCAAGGGTAAAACTAAGGGCACAATGATCAAAATGACCAAGGGCGGCAAAGCCTGCTAAGGAGTAGTCATGAAACGAGCAAAACGCTTTAGCGAAGGTGATGAAGTCGAGTACTTTGGCTCGGCCATAAAATCATCTTCTGAAAAAGATTACGAACCAATTATCTCCAATGAGAAGACTGGTTCTACCGGGAGTAGTGAGCCTACGGCAAAACCTGCATCAAAACCGGCTTCTGCTAAGGCACAAAAGACTGCGCCTCTTGAAGATAACTCCCCAACTAAAGCAAACGCTGCAAAGATGGACGAAGCTGCCGCTGAGATGAAGCGGGAGTCAAATCGTGGGGCTGAGAAATCTACCCCCAAAGCAGAAGCGGCGTCTAAATCCACGGAATCGTATCGTGGATTTGATGGCAAGATGCACAAGAAGTCCGAATCTAGTAAGCCTGATGTCAGCGGGATGATTGGGCGTGGACTGTCTTCAGCAGCCAGCAGCATAGGAAACTACTTCAAAAACTTTGAGACTCCCGCAGAACGCCGTTCACGCGAGAACAAAGAAAGCAAGAAGATGGCCTCCGGCGGCTCAGTTTCGTCCGCTTCCTCAAGAGGTGATGGTATTGCTCAGCGGGGTAAAACCCGTGGGAAGATGTGCTGATGATGGCCAGCCGTGGTATGGGCGCTATGCGTGCCTCTAAGATGCCAAAAGGCAAGAAGGTTGTTCGCAAAGACAACCCGAATGATGTCGAGGTCTACAAAGAGGGTGGTAGCGTGAATGCTGCCGGTAATTACACCAAACCCAGTTTGCGCAAGCGAATTGTGTCTCAGGTAAAGGCCGCAGCTACCCAAGGCACGGGCGCAGGCCAATGGTCAGCCCGTAAAGCACAACTTGTCGCCAAGAAATACAAGGCGGCTGGAGGAGGTTATCGTGACTGAACACACAAAAGACTGTTTGATTGGCGAAGCAGGACAATGCACCTGTGACGCAATAACGGACAAAGAGATAGACGCTGAATTGCTTGAAAAAGAAGAGGCAAAAGATTGAAAGCACCGCAGACTTCCCTGAAAAACTGGGGTGACCAGAAATGGCGCACCAAGTCGGGGAAGCCTTCGTCAAAAACAGGCGAGAGATATCTCCCTGAGGCGGCAATCAAGTCTTTGTCTTCTGCTGAGTATGCGGCCACCACCAAAGCCAAGCGTGCGGGCAAGGCAGCGGGCAAACAGTTTGTGGCGCAACCAAAGAACATTGCAAAGAAAACAGCAGGGTTTAGATAATGGCAGTCACCTCCGGAACCGCAGTCTTTAACTTAGACCTCAACGACATCATCGAGGAGTCGTATGAGCGCGCGGGTATAGAGGTTCGCACAGGCTATGAATTCCGTACAGCACGCCGTAGCCTGAACATGCTCACCATTGAGTGGGCAAATCGGGGTATCAACCTGTGGACGATTGAGCAAGGGCAGATCGTTATGAACACGGGTCAGCCCATCTACGCCTACCCTGCGGACACCATTGACCTGCTTGACCAAGTGATTCGTACTCAGGCTAATGGCGTCAATCAGTCTGATATCAACATCACTCGCATCTCTGAATCAACCTACTCAACCATCCCGAACAAGCTAGCCCAAGGCAGGCCCATCCAAGTCTGGATTAACCGTCAAACGGCACAGTCATACACCACGGGTATCACGCTGAACGGCACCATTTCATCGACTGCCACCACCATTACGCTTAGTTCCACCAATGGGTTAGCAACAACTGGTTTCATCACAATTGATTCGGAAACCATCGCCTACGCTAACGTGGATGGCAACCAACTCTTGAATTGCTTCCGAGGCCAGAACAACACCACAGCAGCGTCCCATACCACTGGGGCCGTGATAACCGTTGCAAACCTGCCTTGCATCAACGTCTGGCCTTCGCCTAACGCCCCTGGTGACCAATACATCTTTGTGTACTGGAGGCTGCGTCGCTTGCAAGATTCGGGTAGTGGTGTAAACATTCAAGACATTCCGTTTCGCCTTATCCCCTGCTTGGTGGCAGGGTTGGCTTTTTACATTGGTTCAAAACGTCCAGAACTTTCTCCAGACAGGATTATGTTTTTGAAGTCTGAGTACGAGCAGCAGTGGCTGTTGGCATCTCAAGAAGACCGTGAGAAGGCAGCAGACAGGTTTGTCCCCCGGCAGTTGTTCTATTGAGGTGACCAATGCCCTCTAAGTACGCTTCCGGTAAATATGCAATTGCCGAGTGTGATCGCTGTGGTCAGCGGTATATGCTCAAGGAACTCCAAAAGCAAGTTCTCAAGACTAAAATTTACAACATCAAGGTATGCCATGAGTGCTGGGACCCAGATCAGCCACAGTTGTCGCTAGGTCTGTACCCTGTGAATGATCCGCAGGCTGTAAGGGAACCAAGGCCAGATGTAAGTTACATTTTGTCAGGTACAAACGGTTTGCAAACTAGCGTCAGTGGGGGTACAGGGCAAAATGGCCTAGGTACTCCTGAAGGCGGCAGCAGGATATTCCAGTGGGGCTGGGGTCCCGTTGGCGGTTCTCGAGCAAATGATGATGGTTTAACGCCAAATAACTTGGTTTTAACCGTGGAATTGGGTACAGTTACGGTAGCAACGACATAAGGAGTCGAAGATGGACAAGAAAGATTTAGCACAAGATAAAGCTCTGATCACAAAAGCTATGAAGCAGCACGATAGCCAAGAGCATAAAGGTGGCAAAGGCACTACTTTGAAACTCAAAAAGGGTGGCCCCACCAGCATGGATCGTAAAAAGTATGGGAAGAATTTGTCCCGTGCAATGAACCAGAAATCTGGGAGTAAATAATGGCCAAGTTTAGCGACAAACAAATGGGCAAAGAAGTTGGCAATGCCGCTGTCTATGCCAAGCCCCACACTATGAGCGGTGGTTCGGTCTCAAACCAATTACCAACCAAGACAGGCGCTGAGTGTATTAAAGAACTTAACATGTCTGTTGGTGGCATCAGCAAGGGCAACTACGCTCCTGTCAAAACCAGCGGCATCAAGATGCGTGGCACAGGTGCGGCTACCAAAGGCGTGATGTCCAGAGGACCGATGGGATGAACTACACCGAGTTGTACAACACAATTCAGTCGTACACCGAGAATCAGTTTCCGGATGTATATCTGGCGAGTGGGAGTACTGTGTCTGCGACGACACAGATCAATACTTTCATTACGCAGGCTGAACAACGTATATACAATTCTGTTCAGTTCCCGTCGCTGCGCAAAAACGTAACGGGGTTTACGACCACAAGCAATAAATACTTGGCTTGCCCGACTGACTTCTTGGCAACGTATTCAATGGCTGTGATTGCCGCAGACGGCTCATATGAGTACTTGCTGAACAAGGATGTAAACTTCATCCGTCAGGCGTACCCGCAGCCCACCGATACAGCGGCCCCGAAGTACTACGCACTGTTTGGCCCTTCGTACACTAACAGTGCTGAACTGTCGTTCATCCTTGGCCCCACGCCTGATGCAATTTACAACATGGAGTTGCACTACTTCTTCTACCCAGACTCAATTACCACTACATCGACTGGCCGCACTTGGCTGGGCGACAACTTTGACACTGTGCTGTTGTATGGCGCACTGGTTGAGGCGTACACCTTCATGAAGGGCGAGGCGGACATCATTGGACTGTACGACGCCAAGTACAAGGAAGCACTTGCGCTGGCCCAGCGTCTTGGCGACGGACTTGAGCGTAGTGATGCATACCGCAGTGGTCAGTATCGGCAAGCGCCGTTGCCACAAAATAACGGGGTGCGTTGATGGCATTCACAGGCAACTTCAGTTGCAACACCCTTCGGTCAGGTTTGGCAAGCGGGTCGTTCAACTTCTCAACGGATACGTTTCGTTTGGCGTTGTACACCAATGCAGCCACACTTGACCAGAACACCACCGCGTACACCCCTACTGGAGAAGCAACGGGGGGCAACTATGCTCCTACAGGTCTGGTGGTAACAGCTACGGTTAGCACAGATACAACTGCATCTGGAAGTATTACATATATCAATTTCTCATCCCCCGCTTGGACGGGGGCTATCACTGCCAGGGGTGCCTTGATCTACAAGGCGGGGGCCAACGGCGCTGTGTGCGTCTTGGACTTTGGGTCTAACAAAACATCCACCAACACTTTCACCGTGACGATGCCTGCAAACACAAGCACATCGGCACTCATTCGGCTTGTTTAAGGAGCGACCATGTTCAATGATAAAGTTAAATCCAAAGATGTTGCCTCAAGCAGCTTGACTGCTGGTAGCTCTGCTGCGGAAAGCGCAAGCGCAAAAGGCGTGTACAAGATTCAGTGCCATGATGCACAAGGAAACTTGAAGTGGGAAGACGAAGCCCCCAATCTGGTGGTCAACGTCGGGCTGCAAGACATGAACGCCAAGTACTTCACGGGCAGTGCGTACACCGCAGCTTGGTATATTGGTCTATATGGCGCGGCAGCTTCTAACAACCCCGCCGCTGGTGACACCATGTCTTCCCATGCTGGTTGGACTGAGGTGACTGCTTATAGTCAAGCCACCCGCCCTGCC